AAAGAGGCGCACCCTGACCTCGACATTCGCATGGTGTTTCAAGCTCCTTTCAACAAGATTGCCAAACGTTCAAAGACTACCTATGCTGCCTGGTGCGAGCGCCATGGCATCAAATGGGCCGCCTACCACTCTATCCCAAGCGAATGGCTGACCTAGCAACCATCAAAGATTGTGCCTATTACTTAATCATGGCACTGGACAAATCCTCCTCTCCACAAGACGTTCTCGAAGGCTTTGAGCAAGCTCTTGATGACTATGAATGCTTTATCGTTCAACCACGAGGAATCGAGGACAGAGAGCGAGTTTTTAAGGCATGAACCCTGCCCGTCTTGCGGTAGTTCAGACGCTAATAGTCTGTACACTGATGGGCACAGTTATTGCTTCTCTTGTCACGCCTGGACCCCAGGAGACGGAGAACCCAGTTCACCATCACGCTCAAACCACCGAGCAATGCTAAAAGGTACCGCTTCACGTCTCACCAAACGAGGCATCAGCGAAAAGGTCTGTCAACAGTACAAGATCTACAAAGACGGAGACGTTTTACGTTTCCATTACTTTGATGAGTCTGGTGTCTTGCAAGGTGCCAAGATCAAAACTAAGAACAAGATCTTCACCTATGAAGGAACAGCTCCTTCCTGCCTCTTTGGACAACACCTATTTCCAGCCACTGGGAAACGAGTCGTCATTACTGAAGGGGAACTCGATGCAGCTTCATGTCAAGAAGCTATGTCGGGGTGGCCGATGGTATCTTTACCTAGCGGTGCCGCTTCGGCAAGGAAGTCGATTCAACGGGCTATCCCATGGCTGCAAGGTTATGAGGAGATTGTCCTGTTCTTCGACAATGACGAGGCAGGCCGTAAGGCGGCGGAGGAAGCAGCAGGGGTCCTACCACCTGGCAAGACAAAGATCGCTCGTCTCGAAGCGTATAAGGATGCGTCAGATGCGTTACAAGCAAATGATGCACAAGCTGTCAGAGAAGCGATCTGGAATGCGATCCCCTACCGTCCCGACGGAATCGTAGATGGCAGGACACTGCATGATCTAGTTACTACCCCTTCACCACCGTCAGATCATGACTACCCCTTTCAAGGACTCCAAGACAAGCTTCACGGTATACGATACGGAGAGCTTGTCACAATTACTGCGGGATCTGGAATCGGAAAGTCTTCCGTCTGTCGCCATCTGGCAACTCATCTTCTACAAAAAGGAGAACGGGTCGGCTATGTGGCGCTTGAAGAATCGAATCGACGTACAGCTCTAGGACTGATGTCCTCAGCAGTTGGTAAATCTCTCCACCTTGGTGAACATGAACGATCTACTCTCGACGAAGCGTATCAAGCTACTCTTGCTAATTGGAATCTCTTTCTTTTTGATGGCTTCGGTAGTTTCGATCCCGATGTACTCTACAACCGAATTGAATACCTTGCTTGCGGGTTAGATACCAAGGTTATCTTCCTTGATCACTTGTCTATTCTCCTTTCCGGTCTGGAAGGTGAGGAACGTCGAATGATCGACCAGACCATGACCCGCCTACGTTCTCTTGTGGAGCGTACTGGTATCGCACTGTTTCTTGTTTCCCACCTACGCCGCCCTGGCGGTGACACTAACCATGAAGAAGGCGCACGAGTTACCCTTGGACAACTCAGAGGCTCGGCAAGCATTGCTCAACTGTCAGATGGAGTTATTGCGCTTGAACGGGACCAGCAGGCGGATCGAGGAGCGTCTCGAACAACTGTGCGAGTACTTAAGAATCGCTACTCTGGAGAAGTAGGCGTAGCCTGCCACCTTTCTTACAACCTTGATACATGTAAATTCGATGAAGATGCGAGTGACGTGGACGGGTTTGACCCAACAACCGATTTCTGAATACCTTCAGGATCAGTACAACAACTCTCTCAACCGTCCCAACCCTCCCACCCAGCAAGCAGTTGAAAAAGCTCAGTTCGTCGATAAGACGTTCGACTGGAAGGGATCTGCGGCGAATAAAGCTGCTAACGTACAACCTAATATTTAACGGCCTCATCTTTGTTACCAACCTGTTCATCGTGGCAGGTGTCATCCGTCATTGGAACGACTAATGAGTGCTTACTTATTTGACCTCGAAACCGACGGACTGTACAATGATTGCACCCAGATTCACTGTGTTGGCGTTTATGATCTCGATGCCCGCAAAGCTTTGGTTTACAACGACCAAGGTGATCAGGCTCCGATATCTCAAGCTATTACCATGCTTGAAGGTGCGGACTACATCATCGGGCACAACGTAATCAATTACGACATCCCGGTGATCAAGAAGCTTTACCCTTGGTTCAAACCAGAGGGTCAAGTGATTGACACATTGTTACTGTCTCGTCTTTATCATGCAGACATCCTTGACATCGATCAGCGCCGTAAGTGGAACATGATGCCACTAAAGCTCTACGGGCGTCACAGTCTTGAGAGCTACGGTTATCGACTTGGCTGCTTCAAACAGGACTTCGGTAAAACGACGGACTGGCAAGAGTGGAGCCAAGAGATGCAAGACTACTGCGAACAAGACGTTCAAGTCACACTCCACCTATGGAATCATTTCCACAAATACCTGAATGGGTAATCCTTGAACATGACATTGCCACAATCCTCACCCGACAAGAACTTCATGGATGGCGATTTGATGAGAGCGCTGCATGGCAACTTGAATGTACTCTCAGAGGAGAGCTGGAAAGCCTTACTCAAGTACTTCGGGACCGGCACCCTCTCATCGCAGGGAGCGAGTTTACTCCGAAGCGACCTAATCGAACGCAAGGATATGTGCAGGGTGCCACATTCACTCGGCTAAAAGAGTTCAATCCAACTTCACGAGACCACATCGCATGGGTTCTACAAACGCACTACGGATGGTCACCTTCTACCATGACCCAAACAGGGAAACCAATGGTGGACGAAGTAATTCTGAAGGATATTCAGAACGATTTCGCCCAGATGTGTTCCCGCTGCTTGGATTTGACGAAGAAGCTCGGCTTGCTGAGCGAGGGAGTGAACGCTTGGTTGAAATTGTCTCGGAGTTCGAGGATTCACCATCACTGTTCTGTAGCGACGGTGACGCATCGTGCAGCCCACCGCAAGCCAAACCTTGCCCAGGTGCCGAGTGACCTTGACTTCAGACAACTATTTACGGCATCGCCCGGTCTTTGTATGGTCGGAGCGGACTTATCGGGCATTGAGCTACGGATGCTTGCTCATTACTTGGCTCGTTATGATTCTGGGCGTTACGCCGATATCCTCCTCAATGGAGACATTCATCAGGTCAACGCTGACAAGATTGGCATCTCACGCCGAGCAGTCAAGACTGTTACCTACGCCTTCCTCTATGGGGCAGGCGACAACAAAATCGGACTGAGTTATGATCCTCAACTCTCTTCTAAGCAGGCGACTGCAAAAGGTAAAGAGATCCGTGCTGCTTACATGGAGGCAGTACCTGGACTTGAGAAATTGGTTACGGCGGTTAAACAGAAGGCGCAATCCGCTGGTAAGATCCGTGGTATTGACGGTCGCAGCATTAGCTGTTCTAGCCCTCACAAAGCTTTGAACATGCTGCTGCAGTCATCCGCTGGTGTCATTGCCAAACGATGGATGCAAATTGTTAACCAAGAGCTACCACCCCACACCCACCAACTAGCTTTTATTCATGACGAACTCCAGTTTGAAACAAGACCCGAATCAGCTGACGATCTTTGTACATCCTTGGTACGAGGCGCTCAACGAGCTGGAGAATACTACTCGATGCGAATTCGGATTGACGCTGAAGCCAAGCGAGGACTCAATTGGGCTGAAGTCCATTGAATGGGCTGCTGGTTTGTTTGAAGGCGAAGGCTGGTTAAGCGTTCGCAAAAACGGCAAACAGTGGGAAATGGGCGTCAAGATGACAGATAAAGACGTGGTAAAAGCTTTTTATGAGTCCGTTGAGGTAGGGAACTTTACTGGTCCATACCGTCCTGCCAGTATGCCAGCTCACAACAAATCTTGTTGGATTTGGAAAGCTTACGCCAAAAAAGACATTTTCAAAGTAATCTGCGATTTCTACCCTTATATGGGTGAGCGTCGCCGTGCTAAATTCGATGAGTTCCTAACCACCTATGGCAACTAAATCCAAAACCGCCCTTGGCCGCGAAGAATTTCAAAGCCGTGCCAAGTACAAACACACTCACCAAGGCAGTGGTAGGCGCTCCTTGCCCAAAAAGGGAAAGAAAGCTTACCGAGGTCAAGGACGATGAGTGCTCTCATTGACTGCGACTTTATTGTTTACAAAAACTGTGCTGCCGCAGAAACAGAGATTGATTTCGGGGATGACATTATCCTTGTAGCATCTAAATTCTCTGATGCTCTACGCATGGTAGAGGAAGACCTCTATCGTATTGCTGAAGACCTTGGCTGCTTTGATGACTCTATTCTTTTCTTTAGCGATTCCGTTAACTTTCGCAAGGCTATTGATCCTGACTACAAGGGACACCGGAATCGAAAAAAGCCTTGCGGTTACAAGAGGGTTATCAATGCGCTCAAGGAGACGTTCCCGGTTGTCGTACTACCGCAACTTGAGGCAGACGACGCAATGGGAATCTATGCCACCAAAGAACCTGGACAACATGTAATTGTTTCTCCTGACAAAGACATGCGACAGATTCCTGGTGACTTGTACAACTTAAAAGATCCAGTTGAAACAATTGATGAAGAGGAGGCACGACGTTGGCACCTAATCCAAACCCTCGCAGGCGACCAGACGGACGGCTACGCAGGAGTTCCAGGCATTGGAGTTAAACGTGCAGTCACACTCTTCGAGAAAGAAGGATACACTTGGGAAACTGTAGTCAATGCATTCGCTGCTAAGGACCTGGACGAGGACGTGGCACTACGAAATGCTAGACTTGCTAAAATTCTACATTTCGAGAACTATGACTTCGACACCAAGACCGTCAAACACTGGGTTCCCCCCACCGCCGATAGTTGAACTGACTATTGAGCAAGAGTTTAAGCTGAAGCAGATTGAGCTGATGCTTGAGAAAGCTAGCCGTGAGGACATTATCACTGTGTTCATGGCTCTACAGCACCAATGTTTTATCCTCGGTAACAACGTTTCACAACTTGTCAAACTATGGCCCGCACCAACGACTACGGACCCGGCTACTATCAAAGAGGTTCTATCCCAGTTTGGGAGTTTATTCGAGACCAAGGATTGAACTTCCACCTCGGCAACGCTATTAAGTATATTTGCCGAGCAGGTTACAAAGGTATCGACGGGCGTAGCCTGCAGGATGCCTACATCAAAGATCTCACCAAAGCCATCCACTACCTGCAAAATGAACTTGAAAACGCGGTTGACCCAGAGCCTGATGCAGCAAGCTCGGGATTTTCGGAAGAGTTTCCAGGTCAAGAACGATACTGGAGTAGCTTCACGGACGATGCAGAAGCATTTGATCGTTGAAGAATTCAAAGAGTTTCTCGAAGCCGAGCAGCTGTTGCTCAAAGACTTCACCCGTAACAAAGAAGACTGCCTGAAAGAACTGGCAGATTTGGTCTATGTTTGCTACCAGTATGCTGCTAACATGGGCTGGGACCTCGACGAAGCAATGGATCGGGTCCACAAAAGTAATATGTCTAAACTGGATGACAACGGTCAACCAATCTTCCGAGAAGATGGTAAAGTGTTGAAGTCCGACAACTACCAACCCCCTACCCTTACTGATCTCGTTTAAAGAAAATGTCCACCTCGCTCATTGCCCGCACTGGTCGCGTCCAGTCCTGGATTGATGATCCCACCTCACGCCTCCCCGTCAGCTGTACTGTATTTGTCGTCGAAGACTCGATGACTGGAGAAAATGGAATCGAAGCATCCTGGAAATTTGCATCTAACGCTCTTAGATTTGGAGCGGGCTGTGCTATCCATCTATCAAAACTGCGGCCCCGAGGAGCAGAGAATGGTAAGGGCTTGGTCTCATCAGGTCCCGTATCTTTTGGGAAGATCTACTCGACCCTGAACGAGATTCTTCGTCGCGGTGGGGTGTACAAAAACGGCGCAATTGTGCTGCATATGGACGCTACGCACCCTGACCTGATTGAGTTTATTGAGACTCCTCGCAGCGAGCTGCCTTGGGTCAAGCGTTGTGTCAACATCAACGATGATTGGTGGGCAGAGCTGACTGACGAAAAGCGTAAAGCATTGCTGCAAGGTATTCGCAACGGTGACGTTTGGTTGGTTAAAACCAAGACAGATCGTGATGGTGAACGTATTTACGGTAATGTATGCCTTGAGGTGTTTCTCAAGAGTCGTGGCACTTGTTTGCTACAGCATATTAATTTGGCAGCATGTAAAATCGAAGATATCGAGGGAGCTTTTGTTGAGGGTATGACCCAGCTCTGCGATCTTCACAGTAAAACTGGAGTGAACGAATCTGGTGAGTATCTCCCCTCTGAAACCGATCGTCAAGTGGGGCTTGGAATGCTTGGCTTGGCTAACCTTCTGCGCCGTTATGACGTTAGTTATAAAGAATTTGGCGACGCTCTAGCGATGGTCTACCAAGGCATTTATTCTGCCAACGGTAACGCCATTAAGATTGCACGAGCACTTTACTGGGGTATTGAAAATGCAGCAGCTGTCGCTCGTTTCAATCGTATGGATCGCGCTTTTGCTATTGCTCCCACTGCTTCTTGCAGCTATCGTCACAATGATCTGGATGGCTTCACTGCTACTCCAGAAATAGCTCCTCCCATCGCCCGTCAAGTGGACCGTGACAGCGGTACCTTTGGCGTCCAGAGCTACGATTACGGTCCTGTTGAGATCGCATCGGAAGTTGGCTGGGATGCATACAAATCAGTTGCGGATGGTATCATGACGATGCTGAACCGCACGGGACTTCTTCATGGCTACAGTTTCAATTCGTGGAGTGACGTGATCACTTACGACGAAGCCTTTATTGAAGAGTGGTTAGCTTCACC